GCGGCATATTATGCCTACATAGCCAAGCAGTCTATCAACGGAAAGCTAGGAGGGCGGCCAAAGAGAACCCAAGCCAAACCCACCGATAACCCAAAAGAACCCAGTGCCAAGCCATTACTAACCACTGACCAAGAACTACTAACTACTAATAATAAAATACATACGCATCTATCGATGCTTCTCGATGTTGGAGTTGAAAATCAAATAGCAAAAGACTGGCTATCAATAAGAAAGATCAAAAGACTTCCTCTTACAGAAACCGCATTTGATGCTATTTCCAAAAAGATTGCTGGTGCCGGGCTGACAATGAACGCCGGTATAAAGATTTGTGTAGAGCAGGGGTGGGCCGGTTTTAGTGCGGAATGGCTTGCAACGGTGCCAGAGTTAAAGTTAAGAGGCCCTCATGTGAACTGGTACGACACAGAAGAAGCAACGCACGAAAGGGCAAGACGGGAAGGAGTGGAAGTAATTGATGATCTTAGACTATTAAGAGTGAGGTTAAATGATGTTATACAATCAAAGAGGAAGTGAGCCGGAGAGCAGGCCGTTTGTTAATTGCTCTGTTGGATCGTGCAGGGGGAGTGCAATACTTGTAGTTAACAAATTAAATGTATGCAGGGAGCATTATGAGAACTTCCATACAAGCGAGGCATTGAAGTGGAATCAAAAAATGGGTCTTGATACTGTAGATAAACGTAAGGATTATGTATCTACAAATATCAGACAGACAATTAAATCAATCAAAACTGGAGTATAAAATGGCCTCTGAAAATTATGCATGGGACACAAAACACGAGATCGCGTTTCTTAATAAGCTTGGGACCTGGAGTCCTAACACCAGAGTGAGGAGCAAGTCCAAGCCGGAACTGGTCCAGGAGTACCTGGATACTATTTTTAAACGTAAATACTGGGGTGACATAGACAAGAAAAAGGTCGAGGATCACTGTTTCAACATGATCGCCGGTCGAACCAGTTGATCCACTGGCATGGTCGTAAGTTTGAAATCGTGTCGGAGCAGGTTATAACGGTTCATCCTGACCCATTGCCAAAGAAGAAGGGGGATAGATCAAGAGTCTACCCTCCCTCCTTCCAGTACACAGCAGTCAAAACTAAGGAGATCAAAAATGAGAGAAGAAATAAGCCCGTTCCGGGCGCTCGACTACCTGCGAGACAACGCGGAGGAGTATGGACGGTGTAAGGCGAATGTGATTTATCTCCAAGAGTTCCGCAAATCAAAGAAGAGTCTGCTTATGAATCAGTCGGATCTGAAGACTGAAAGCGCGAAGGAGGCGTTTGCTTACGCTCACCAAGAGTACCAGGATCACTTGGCCGCGATCCGTGTTGCCATCGAGGAATACGAAACGATGAGGTGGATGATGATTGCAGCCCAGTGTAAAGTTGATGTATGGCGATCCTTGGAATCAAGTGCAAGGATGCTCGACAAGGCAGTAACGTGACCAAACACATTATTTCATTCTCTGGTGGCATGGGAAGTTTTGCAGAAGCGGAGTCTTGTGTTGAAAAATACGGGAAGGATAATGTTATAACTTTATTCGCTGATACCTTGATAGAGGACAAAGATCTGTACCGATTTATGAAGGAATGTAACTCTTTTCTTGGCTGTGAACACATCACCATTGCAGAGGGGCGTACGCCGTTCCAAGTGTTTGAAGATGTGAAGTTCATGGGCAACTCTAGGATAGATCCTTGTAGCAAGATATTGAAGAGAGACTACCTAGACAAGTTCATTACTAAGAACTGGGGCCATGATGAAGCTGAGATACATCTGGGTGTTGATATCACTGAAGAGCATAGGCTCACAAGATTGCAGCCCAGGAAGTTGCCGTACATCTACAGGTCCACTCTAGTAGAGGATGGCAGGATGATAAGCAAAGACTTTAGTAAGCAGTATGGAATAACCCCACCAAGACTATACTCGTTTGGATTGGGCCACAATAACTGCGGCGGGTTCTGCCCAAAAGCTGGAATGGGTCATTACGCAAAGTTGCTGGCAGGTGATAGAGATCAATACCTGGAGCATGAGAACAAAGAACAGGCGGTATATGATGCCGTTCCCAATGCCAGGCCGTTCCTAAGAGAAGTGGTGAACGGACAGCTTACCTACAAGACCTTGAGACAATTCAGATTGTCTATCGAAGAGGGAATTAAGCAATTAACTTTAGATGAGCAATTGGATTTTGGGGGCTGTGGATGCGCTATTTAAACAAAATAAAAGAGCAGATATGACCAAGTATTGCATGGGTTGCAGACAGACGAGGGATTACAGCAAGCCACTGGACTGGGGGGTGAAGCTTAACAAATGGGGGAAGGTGTCTCGAAAGATCTGTCCTGTCTGCGTTGCCGGTGCCAAGAAGTATAGCGTCCCAGGGAAGTATGAAAGGCCATGAAAGCCAAAAAGTGCAAGGTCTGTAAGGTAGCGTTCATACCGACCAAGCCGCTACAGTCTGTCTGTGATTTTGGCTGCGCTATCGAGTTGAATCTAATAAACCGACAGAAAAAAGAAAACAAAGAAAAGAAGGAAAAGAACGCTGAGATTCGTAAAGCACGGGCAGCTATTAAAGATAAAGACCGCAGGGCGTGGCTTAAAGAGGCCCAGGTTGCGTTTAATAAGTGGATTAGGGCCAGAGATAGGGAGTTGCCCTGCATCTCGTGTAATCGCTTCCACGGTGGCCAGAACCATGCTGGACATTATCTCCCGACCTCCACCAGATCATCTCTCAGATTTCATCCGGACAACGTCCACCTTCAGTGTCAACCGTGTAACTGCCATCTGCATGGTAATATCGTCCCATACCGCCAGGAGTTATTGAGGAGAATTGGTGCCGAACGGTTAGAATTTCTGGAAGGGGTCCATCAATCAAAATACTGGTCCATCCAAGAGTTGAAGGAGATTAAGATTAAATATACTCAACTTATAAAAGGATTGGATGATGAGCGATGAAGCTGATTTAGGTAACGAACAGATGGAAAAGGATCTCGCGGCTGCATTGAGAGCGGCAAGAAAGGATCTGAAGAAGGGATATCGAGGTGACTGCGATATGTGTGGCCGTGAAACTGGACGGTTGATCGAGGGCGTATGCGCTCCATGCCGGGATAGGTATGGTCTTCCATGAGACATTTTGCCGGACATTTTGCCGGACAAAACTGTAACTATAGATTCGAGCATCAAAATCAGGCCTGAATCTATAGTGCTATCTGCCTTGTGTAATGAATTCAACAGTGTAAAATGAAACTGTACTCATGTTCGTACGGCGGGAATGGCTTATGGGAAACCGTATCGCACCTCCAGAATTGATTTGGGCAATCAAATTAATAAGCAATGCCCCCCATCTTGGGTGATAAGCCTGGTAAATATGTAGCAGTGAACGAGTTCGGCTGGAGAATTGGCCAGGACCATCATAATTCCAAATTGAGTAATGATGACATCGATCACATCCGAGACCTCAGAGAGGATCTTGGGCTAAGTTACTCAGAAATTGCCAGACGTTATTCAATATCCGTGGCGGGAGTCCAAAAGATTTGCAACTACACCCGCAGATCCCAATCAATAGACCACTTCAAAAAAATACCATGACAACTAAAGAAAAGTCCGGAGAGAAGAACCCGGTGGGCAGACCGTCCACCTTCACTAAAGAGATGGGTAACTTAATCTGTGAGCGTATGGAGACCGGGGAAAGCCTAAGATCCATATGTAAGGACGATGACTTCCCCCACGTTGGACAAGTTATAAAATGGTTAGCAAGTAATGCGAACATAGAATTTCGTCTACAGTACGCTCACTCTCGCCAGGTGGGGCTTGAGGTTATGGCTGATGATACGCTGAACATCGCCGATCAAGAACCTGTAAAGACTGCTGATGGGAAGATCGATAACGCTGGGGTCCAGCACCAGAGACTGCGAGTTGATACCAGGAAATGGATACTCAGCAAAATGCTTCCGAAGGTCTACGGTGACCGGACGATCCTTGCCGGTGATGAAGATGCACCTCTCAATCCTCTGACCAACAACGAGCGCGCAGCCCAGGCTGCCAAGATCATCAACGAAGCAGTCGAAAGGTCTAAGCTTGATCAAGATTGATCCAGATATTCTAAAGTTTCTAACGCCGGAAGAGCTGGCCGAGCTGGACCAGTTGCTTCAAACAGACACTGTTGTATGGAGACCACTGCCTGGCCCACAGTCCATGGCCTACCATTCTAAGGCCGACATTATTGGTTACGGTGGAGCAGCCGGTGGAGGGAAGACGGATCTGGCGGTAGGAAAGTCTCTCACCAAACATCAAACAGTTGGCATCTTCCGCATGAATGGCACCGAGTTAACCGGGGTGATCGACCGATTCACAGATCTGCTGGGCAATAGGATAGGATTTAATGGAAAGGACAATATCTGGAGGCTAAAGAGACCTGATGGCCAGCGGGTCCAGGTAGAGTTCTGCTCTTTCCCAAACCCTGGTGACGAGAAGAAGTATCAAGGTAGACCTCACGACTTCCTGGTATTCGATGAAGCCGCGAACATGAGGGAGGATCAGGTCAGGTATGTGATGGGATGGTTACGGACCACCAAACCAAACCAATCGTGCCAGGCACTGCTTACATTCAACCCTCCAACCACTGCCGGTGGCCGGTGGATCACTCGATACTTTGCTCCATGGCTAGACAAGACTCATCCAAATCCAGCCAAGCCCGGAGAGTTGAGATGGTATGCAACCGTTGGCGGAAAGGATCTTGAGGTCGTAAGCGGTGAGCCGTTCGACTTGGATGAGGAGCGTATAACTCCGCAGTCTAGAACATTCGTCCCATCCAGAATCGGGGACAATCCATATCTGCTGAACACTGGATACATGGCACAGTTACAGTCTCTGCCAGAACCGCTACGATCACAGATGCTTAATGGTGACTTCCAGGCTGGCATTGAAGACAATCCATGGCAAGTGATCCCAACGGAATGGATCGATCAAGCCATGAAGCGGTGGAGTAGGCCAGAGAAGCTTGCACCAATGGACTCGATAGGTGTGGACGTAGCTAGAGCGGGGAAGGATAAGACTCTCCTGGCCCGAAGGCACGGAATGTGGTTCGATGTTCCGATGGTCTATCCTGGATCTGCAACTCCTGACGGTCCAACAGTTGCCGGTCTGGTAGTCGGAGCAATGAGAGATCGATGCGTGATTCATATTGATGTGATCGGAGTCGGTGCCAGCCCATACGACTTCTTATCTGAGTCGAGACTTCAAGTGATTGGTGTTAATGTGTCGGAGTCTGCCTTGGGATTGGATAAGTCTGGAAGACTGCGGTTCAAGAACCAGCGTTCAGAACTGTACTGGAGGATGCGAGAGGCTCTAGACCCGGCAAACAATACTGGGATATGTCTACCACCAGATTCCGGCTTGCTGGCTGATCTAGCGGCTCCAACATGGAAGCTAGTTGGCAGCACGGTTTATGTATCAAGCAGAGAGGAGATCATCGAGAAGATCGGTCGGTCACCTGATTACGCATCAGCTTATGTACTAGCATTGATGGACACTCCGAAGCGGCACATTGTGATGGAACTGGGGAATTACAAGGGAAGGAAGGAATATGACCCGTACAAAGAAGAATCAAGTATCCGTAACTGATAAAAGTTGTGAGATCGTTAAGTTTGTTACATCACTAGATGCGCGTTTTCTCACGCCAACCCCCTCAAATGAGGACATGGTAAAGATACAAGAGAAGATGCTGGAGATGCCTCAAACTCTCGTTTCCATTGATCATTTTATACACGGCGGAATGTATAGCAGAACATCGTTTATACCGGCAGGGGTTTATGGGATAGGTGTGGAGTGGGCAGAGGATCATATTGCAATAGTCGTTGGGGATATAACAGCAACGACAGAAGAGGGAGTTGTAAGGATACGGGGTCACAACATATTAAAAGTGAAGGCTGGATCTAAAAGGGCTGTACTTGCTCATGCGGACACATACTTCACAGCAATATTCACCACAAAAGCAACTGATGTATTCGATGCTGAGACAGAGTTGTCACGAGAATGTGATTTCTTACAAACAAGGATGGGGTAAATCATGTCAGGATGGGTAGCTGCTGCGGTAGCCGTAGGAACAGTAATGACAGGGTATTCTATTTATGCTGGTCAGGTTGCTGCATCTCAGCAGAAAAAACAACTGGCTATGCAACAACAAGCACAGGACGCTCAACTTGCCCAACAAAAAGCACAGATGAAACTTGCAGAAGAGGCGGCCAACAAAGCTGATCAAAAAAAACCAGATACTGGAATACTACAGAAAGAAAAGATGGCGGCCTCCCAAGGGATCGGGGAGACAATGCTCACTGGCCAGCTTGGGATACCGCAAGAGAAACTAAGTTTGGCCAAAAAGACCACGCTACTAGGAAGCTAATGCAAACGATTGCGCTGGAAGATGCTGACGAGAAGTACGAAGAATTAAAAGAACTGTACCAAGAGCATTACACTGAGACTTGTGTAAGGTTAAGAGAGATTGGAGTTGACCTGCCTCCATACAATCCAAGACTCGGAGAGTATAAGAGGGCTGCAAATGCAGGCGTAATGATCTCAATAGTGGCGAGGAATGATGATGATAAACCTATCGGGTATTTTAACATTTACATCTCACTGGATATGCAGAACCAAGACCTGGTTGGTGCAGAAGCCGGTCTCTTTGTATCGAAAGATTGTAGAAATGGTATCGGCAAGAAGCTGATAAAGTTTGGGCTGGACGAGATGAGATCTCGCGGGGTCAAAAGATACTACGCAAGTGCGGTAACTGATTTAAGAACGGCAAAGTTGTGGGAGAGAATGGGCTTTAAGCATTACTCGCACTCGATGTTATTTAATTTCGCGGGAGAATAATATGTGTTTCGGTGGAATGCCAGCAATGCCAGCAATGCCAGAGACTCCAAAAGTAGTTGACCAGACACAGATCAAGCAGAATGCATCGGCGGCCACTACAGCCTCCAGGACAAAACAGGAAGAGATGGCTGGTGGCCAAGGAACAATGCTTACAGAGGGGGTTGGAGTCGATCCAAATACCCTGGCACTTGGAAAGAAAACGCTACTTGGCGGTTAACTTAAAGGAGAATTATTATGTGCGGTCCATCCCCACCCCCATATGTACCACCAGCACCAGTCGCTCCGGTCATCGATCAAAGCCAGGTAAAGCAGAACGCTGCTGCATCTAGCCAGGCATCCGGTACTCAGCAGGCGGCAACCGGTCAAGGCGGCGGCTCAACCATGCTCACAGAAGGTATGGGCATTGATCCAGCAAGTCTAGCACTTGGAAGAAAATCTCTATTGGGTGGTTAAATGGCGAAGATAAAGACTCAGGCACCAAGAAACACTCCGCTTGAAATACCAAAGCGCGAAAAACTATTAACTCGCTGGGGTCAACTCAAGAGTGAACGGGCTTCTTGGTGGAGTCATTGGCAAGAGATCTCATCCTACATACTCCCAAGGTCCGGACGATTCTTTGTTCAAGATCGAGACAAGGGTTGGCGCAGACACAACAATATCTATGATAACACCGGCACTCGCGCTCTAAGGGTGCTGGGCGCGGGGATGATGGCAGGTGCCACCTCGCCAGCCCGTCCATGGTTCAGACTCGCCACAAGCGATCCTGAGTTGAATAACTACGCCCCAGTGAAGCTTTGGTTGAACGATGTAACCAAGTTGATGCAGATCATCTTCCAGAAATCCAATACCTACCGTGCATTGCACCAGATGTACGAGGAACTCGGAGCGTTCGGAACTTCAGCCAACATTATTCTCCCTGACTACAAGAATGTAATTCATAACTATCCCCTGACAACAGGGGAATTTGCTATCGCAACCGACTACCAAGGCACGGTCTGCACCTTGTACCGTGAGTTTGAGAAGACTGTAGCAGAGTTGGTCAAAGAGTTTGGTTACGAGAACTGCTCAACAAGTGTACAGAATATGTATGATCGCGGATCTCTCGACCAGTGGGTGACGATCATCCATGCCATCGAGCCTCGTGAAGACCGTGACAGTCGCAAAAAAGATTCAAAAAATATGCCATTCATGTCTGTCCACTTTGAAATTGGTGGCAATCCTGATCAGTATTTGCGTGAGTCTGGCTATAAAGTGTTCCCGGCAGTGGTGCCTAGATGGTCCACGAGTGGTGGCGATATCTACGGCGGATCCCCGGCAATGGAAGCTTTGGGCGATGTAAAGCAGTTGCAGCATGAGCAACTACGCAAGGCGCAAGGTATCGATTACAAGACAAAGCCACCTCTTCAAGTACCATCTAGCATGAAGAACCGTGATGTCGAGACTCTTCCTGGCGGGATCACATTCGTTGACCAGGTCAATGCAGGTGGAGGAATCCGCACAGCGTTCGATGTTAACCTCGACCTATCTCACCTATTGGCAGACATACAAGATGTGCGTGAGCGCATTCGTGGCGCGTTCTATGCCGATCTTTTCCTTATGCTCGCATCTGCAACCGACACCAGGATGACTGCAACTGAGGTTGCTGAGAGACATGAAGAGAAGTTATTGATGCTTGGACCAGTTCTTGAGCGGTTACATAACGAACTGCTAGATCCATTGGTTACACTGACCTTTGATCGGATTGTCGAGGCCGGTATTCTCCCACCTCCACCCCCGGAATTGCGGGGAGTTGACCTCAATATCGAGTTCGTATCAATGTTGGCACAGGCTCAACGTGCAATTGGCACCAATTCTGTAGATAGATTCGTGACTAGCCTGGGGAATATTGCTCAGATCAAGCCGGACGTTCTTGATAAATTCGACTCTGACCAATGGGCTGATGTTTACTCAGATATGCTGGGGGTTGATCCTCATCTCATAGTTCCTGGTGAGCAAGTCGCAATAATTAGACAAGGAAGGCAAGAGGCAATGGCGGCACAGCAACAAGAAGCGCAAGCGCAACAAGCATCTCAGACCATTAAGAATCTTGCCCAGTCACCAACTCAAGATCCGAATGCTTTGACCAACGTGATCGATATGTTCAGCGGTTATAACACCCCACAAGGAGGTTGAAATGGCAATGATTAATATGAAGAGCAAGCCTGAGATGGAAGAGATGCCTGGAGCGATGGAAAAAGATTGTCCGGAATATCCTTACGGTCTGTGTATTCACCTTGGTACCGATGATCTGGCCAAACTAAACATCACGACCCTTCCGGAAATTGGGTCAATTATGATGCTTCATGCCAATGTATACGTTAAGTCCACTAGTTCATATGGTACACAGGGTGGCGGCAAGGATAATCATGTAGATCTACAGATTACGGACATGGAGATCTTGCCAGCGGAAGGCAAGTCTGACAACACCGCCATGGCAGCTATGCTTTATGGACCGCAAGTTACTTCTAACCAGTAACCCACAGGAGGTAATTATGAAAGGTAAAAGCAAAAAGCCACCAAAGCCACCAAAGTATTGAAGTAGTTATCCGTAACTATTTAATATAGGTTTAAATTAAGAAATGAGCAGCTACGATCCATTAGATACACGAGACCAGGACCGCGCAAAGTCTGATAAAGAAGTGCGCGATAGAATGGAATCAGAGAATGAGTCGATAGATATTAAGTGGCTCATGGGAAACAAAAGGGGCCGTAGGATTATATGGCGGCTTCTGGATCAGTCGGGCGTATTTCGACTATCGTTCAATAGCAACTCGATGACGATGGCTTTCAACGAGGGGCAGAGGAACTTTGGTAATCGTATGCTTGCAATGATCCACACTTTATGTCCAGAGCTTTATCCAGCCATGCTAAAGGAGTCTCAAAATGCAAGAAACAACGATGACGGAATCGGCCCCAACGACCACTGAAAGCCAATCTGTATCGCAAGGTAGCGTTAGCCAGCAACCGCAAGGAAGCCAGCAAGCGCAATCGCAGCAAGCAGCATCAGAGCAAGCCCAGCCCAACATTACAGATGGTAAGCAGGGTCAACAAACTAGCCAGCAGGAAGATGTCAGATATGGCTCTCCTGAGAACTATGAGTTTAAACCTCCAGAGGGTAGGAACTACGACCCAGAAGTAATGAAGGTTTACACTGAAGTGGCTAAGGAGTTGAATTTGTCTCAGGATGCCGCGCAGAAGTTATTATCGAAACTTGGTCCACCTGTCGAGGCCCGTCAGGCTCGTGAGTTGGAGCAGTTGCGTACCGGATGGACTAATGATTCTAAGGCTGACACGGAGTTCGGTGGGGAAAGACTCACAGAAAACCTGGCAATCGCAAAGAAAAGTTTAGATCAGTTTGGTACGCCTGGCTTACTTTCACTGCTGAATGAATCGGGACTTGGAAATCACCCTGAGATAATCAGATTTTTCTATAGAGCCGGTAAAGCAATTGGTGAAGATAAGTTTGTCGGTGGCGGTCAAGGTGGTAAGAACTCAGCGAAGTCTAATGCTGACTATGCCGCTTCACTTTATCCTACTCAACAACAGCATTAAAAAGGAGATTTAAAAATGGCTACACTATCAAACACGGCCCTAACCCTAGCGGATTGGGCTAAACGTACAGACCCTACCGGGAATGTACCGGTCGTTGCAGAACTGTTATCACAAAGCAACGAGATCTTGGAAGATGCAGTATTCAAGGAAGGTAACTTGCCAACGGGTGAGCGTGTTGTTATCCGTACCGGCTTGCCTACC